CTTGCCCACGGCCACCATCAGCGGGTGTGTGGACGCCACTAGTAAGACCTTTGAATTTATTCTTAACTTGGTTCACCATGTCATCAGATAACCTCACAGCGCAATTTACGAGGTCTAATAGTGGACGTGCTAGAACTGGCTCTTTGGTGGGTATCCAATGTTGAACCCATTGAGTATGCTCAATACATTCTTTGACTAGTGCAACATAAGCCGCGCTAAATAAATCACCTGCACTATGCCACCTGAAAAACGATTCCTTTGTCATGCATAGCGTAAACGCTGCAAACCATAGGTCATAAATGATTGGTGATACTAGGGCCAGCTGTATAACGTCCCATCTACGCTGTTTGGCTATCTGTGCGGGTTTCATTCCATCATGGCCTTTGACTGCATAACAATCATGGCAAACTGTGCCTTTGACCTTTGCAAGCTTCCCACCACGTGGGCAGGATTCCCGAGCGGGAATGGCGATGGTATATGCTGGCATCTTGTTATTTTTGGATAAGCCTATAAAAGCTCGAGCTTGTTTAATACCTCGCTTGTTACCTGTTATCCAATCAATGGCATCTTGTTTGATTCCTTTGGTTGAATTGGCAAACAAAGCAATGGCCTTATCAATGTCCAGTATTGCTGGAACGTGATAGGACATGCCTAGGTCTGTGGCGATGATGTTGGTTGTAATCATATTCATGGTAGTAGTTCCCTATAGTTTGTTATTGATAAATGATTGCTGGTTATCTGCTAAGTGAGATAAACCACAGCGCAACCAATGGCGACGTGCTAGCCACATTGGACGTGCTTTGCCTTCGCTGTTTAAAAGCGTTCTAGCAGCGCGGATAAATTCCCTAGTAGTGCAAGCGGTTCCACCTGCTTTGGTTTCGATTCTTAGGTATTGGCTATACATCATGGTATTGGTTCCTTTTTGGTTATCTGGTTTAGTGCCAGGTTAATTGTGTGATGCTGTTTATTCGGTGACACTGGCACTCAATGCCACCTGATAAACTTTACCCACGTGAACGGATATAAAAGTCTGTCTGTGCTTCTAAATAGTCAGAGTAATAATGGCCATAGTGAAATTCACCATTGAAGTATTTCCAAGTCACATACTCACCACGCCAAAAACCTAAAACCACGTCATTGTCTGAACCCTCCAGAGTCATGCTAGTTAGTTGCAAGTCCACACCCATAGCATCAGCATGAGTAGTCATTCGGTCATATTCGGTATTAGTTATCATGTTGGTCATTCCTTATATAAATAGTGAGATGATTGGAGTGGCTATCAAAGCCAGCATTGACAGGCTAAATGTGAAAAACGAGATTGTAATAAGGTACTCAGGTAAATCACGTTTGATGCGTGGTTCTCTTTTAATGGTTGGACGTGGTGAAAACTTTGAATAAATAGCAGCTTCTTGTTGTGCTGTTAGTGGTTTAGTTAATGAGTGCATAGTGTTATTCCTTTAGTTATGTCTGCATATTAGTTGCAAACTGGTAACTATTATTGAATAACGATTACTACATTGCAAGTATTATTTGAATCGGTGGGAATGGCTCTTAATAGGTGGGTGTTAATCGGTGGGTGTCTTTGGGTGTCTTTGTGGTTGGCTAGATGGTCTAGGTCTGAAAAATAAAAACATCTCAGACCCCATTGACGCTGAAAACAAAACAGCTCAATTGTGATGCCATAAGATGGAAGGCCAGCACGTGATGATGTGCATATAAAAGGTTGGATACCTCTCGGTCATGCCTATAGATAGTGTGATGTGGGATGGTGTGCAAAGAACTGTGCAAAGACTGCAAATGGAGGCCACCCCACCCCCCTAGGCTTTTTTACCCTGCCTACACGCCTACCCCACGGGGGGCAGCGTCCTGTGTCCGTAATAGATATAGCGGCACAGATTTTTGTGACAAATTAATCCCAGAGAACCTTTAGAAAACCACTAGAAATAGAAAGGTATGACCAACGAAGTTCTGGAGAACCCCGTGGCCAAGAAGAGTCATTAGTTGGACTGACCCTTTGGTTAGCCTAACATTTAAGGCTCCCATTCAGAACTGATACTTTTCAATGAATCCTTTTTATTTCGTTTCAATATAATAATCATGAGGTAAATAAAGACAAAGGAAAATCCGACTACAGAAGCTATAGTGGTGATGATAATTAACATCCTCTCAAATGTTGTCACAAGGGTTAGCGGTAGCTAATCTAAGAATAATTCTTAGGGGCGGCTAATCTAACAGCACTAGAGTTATCTAACAATACTACTTAGGTAGCCTTACACATGTCTTATTAGTTATAAACTGATGGTCATGATGTATGGGTCAAGAGCAAGTTACCCTATAGTTATCTATAGGTGTTGTTTATATCCATCATCCCTAGGGTGCAACTTTAATATTGACAGTTTAAAACCACCTATCACCCGCACTTTTATAACCACCTGTAGCACTGTCTATGAACCTCTGAATCTCCCCATTGAAAGCTTCTAGCTTCATTTGAGCAGCCATAGATTCAGCATCAGTATCCATCTGTTCAGTCCAGTAATTAACTGCCATTGATAGGGCTTCTAATCGGTCATCATGGACAATTGCACCTCTATCTTTAGTCAGCCTAGTCATCTGGTAAAAGAGGCTATAAGAAGGTTCTGGTGCGCTGTCGTAGTCTTCCTTAATCAGCTTCTCATCAATGATAAGTCGGTGCTGCATCATCACAGGTTCAAGCGTATCAATGATACGGACTTCCTTCTGTGTGTTATGTCTGACTTCTTCTATGGACACTGGGTAAGTCTTAGCGATAAATGGTGCTAGTAGCTTGGAGAACATTCCGTCACCGAAGTTACTCTCCACCACAATCATGTTGACCTTCTCAATCTTCGCAAGGTTGGCAAGCTTCTGTAGAGTAAGGTCATCATAGCCACCCTTAAAGCCACCACATTGGGAAGCGTACAGGTAACCATTTAACATCTTCACCACAGCATAGGCTGTCTCGTCTTTACCACGACCTGAAGGGTCTATGGCAAGGACAGCACCAGTGAACTCATACATCTCATCAGAGAACCACATGGGCCTGTAAAACTTGTCACCAGTGAAGCCCACAACAGGAACTTCTTGGACAATCTGAGCAGGGCCAGAAGCCCACGCTAAGTCAGCCCAACCCTTCCTAGGATTGAGCGCAGCGACACATAGGTCACTGAGCTTTAATGGGTACTTATCAGCATCAGATAGCGTAGTGTCCAGCATGAATTGCAGAGCAAAACCTGCCTTTCCATAGGATGCTTCACGCTCCATTAAATCAACCTTAGTGAATCTATCAGGCTCTGTAGGTAACCCCTCCTGAGAGGTTCTGTGAAGCTCTATGAAGGGTGCTAATCTTCCTTGATACATTGTAGATTGTTTGTCTGTAGGGTAGCGAGAAGGCCATATACGTATCTCGTAGCCCCTTTCTGGTAGTAGGTTGTAGATGGACATCTCAGTCTGAGGTGTACCTAGGTAAATAACACGTCCATTGGGCTTTAATATGGCATCAAATTCTTTGATTGCTTCGGACAATTTGTCACGCATGGTCTGGGTTGCAGAGTTGTTTGTAACTTCCACGTCATCAGCAATTATTGTGTTAGCACGGGAGCCTGTAAGCTGCCCTGAGATACCTACAGATTTAACTGAAGGAGAGTGGTCAGGCATGGCAGGGCCAACATCAAATGCGATGACTGAATCACGCTGACCATTCTTGGTACGAAGGTGTGAAAGTAGCTCAATCTCATTGATAAGCCGCTTGGTAAAGGTTGAGAAAGCATCTGCACGTTCTTTAGATGCAGACACCACCAGAATCTTGTGTTGAGGGTCACAATATAAGAGCCACACCACGTAAGCAGAGGTTATCCATGACTTACCTACCCCACGAAAGGCTTCAATGACACAACGTCTTGGGCCTACTTGGAGATAGTTACCCATGTCGTACTGAATGGGGGTTGGGTCTGGTAAATTGAGGGTCTTCCAAACGATGTATAGGAACTTTCTGAAGTCTTTCGTGATGGGGTCATTTGCTACCAACTTAGTGGTGGGTTTAGCCATGAGTTACCTAGTGATTTAGTGGTAGTTCGTCTTCATCAAAGTCTGGAAGAGCGTGTATAAGATTGTCCAGAGGATTACCTTGAGTCGGTACTCCGTCTATGCCGTTATCTTTAAGAAACTGACGAGCTACATTGAAGATACTAGCAGTAGCTTCACCAGTTTGGACTTGTCCAAGTAACTGGGTGGCTAATTCTTCATGAAGGTCAGCCATGATTTGGTCTAAACGCTGAGTGTTCATTTAGTTAGTCCTTTTGTTTTCTCATAGGAGCGTAAACCGCCTAGACCTAGGAGAGACATTACGAGTGTTGTGAGTTCTGCTGATTGAATAGAAGGGAGTTCTGCTGGTAGTGCAAAGTAAGCATTGATGAGTCCAGCAAAGGGAAGGATAAGGAATTGGTAACCAAGACCAACTGCACATACCCAACCGATAGCTGGACGCCAACCAGCCACCCACACCGACTTATGCTTGGCACTTTCTATATTCGCCATTGCTTGCAGTATGTGTGGTTTCTGGAGAAGTTGTTCAACCTTTAGAGCAGCATTTGCTCTCTCTTCATCTGAGGTGAACAGGTCATCAAGGCCATTCATTACACTCCCTGCAATCCCTGCAAGGGGGTTGAGAGATGACATATATAAAATCCTGGCATGTTAAGTTCCCATCCATCTGGACAGGACTGAAGTACCAACACCACCAAGACCAATTGAAAGAAGCATGGCTCCAGCAAGGAATCCCTTACCTTTGACTAGCTGTTTCTCTAGGTCGTTAATGCGGTTGGATAGTGTGACTGTTATTTCATTTAATGTTTCGACTTGATTGCCTAGAGTTTCTACTAGGGTCACTAAGCGTCCTGCATCATAGTCCGTCATTTGGGACATGAGTATTAACCTCTATAGTAGATTGCAATTCCAAACAGTAAGCCCATAGCAAGTATCATGCAGCCACCAATATTGATTGCTAACTGTAAGTCTTTCTGTAGCTTGGCTGCTTGCCTAGCTTTCTTATTTCTCAGAGCCAACTCTTCTTCTTTTCGTTGTCTATGCCATTCGGCTTCAAAGCGAACAAAATCAGTCCAACCACCAAGTCGGCTCTTTTTCATATGATACTCAAGATTGGCTCTTTGGATTCTTTGTTGCTCTTGGTATTGAAAGGCTTCTAAGGCTGTGCCTTTACTACTGCTGTCACCTGCTTTTTTCTGCACTTCATGCGTAGCTGAGAAATAGTCAGTAAGTGAGCTACCCATGTCGTAGATTGACTTGCCATTTTTGAACGCTGTGGACACTGTTTTGTAAAGGGCATTGGCAATGGCGATTTCCGCTAACATAGCCATAACCTCGCTGAGTAGTCTTGGGTTTCGTAAGGTTGTTTAGATGGTTGGACGACTAGATATTCGATGGGGCGTTGGGCTATTGAAGACACCTGTGGCTCTATGATTAGAGCCTTCCCCTCTGGGAGAAGGGAAGTGCTTTGGTGAACTAAGGGTAGCCCTGTTGGGCTAGACCACATCTACTTCTTCTTTGGTTTCTTTGTAGGTTTTGCTGGGGGACGGCCCTTAGTTGAGCCGTATGTACCTTTGCCTTGTGGCATAATTATTCTCCTATTCTGGTAATGCTGATGCAGCTACATGAGAAGCGAGAGCCGCTACAACAGCATCGGTATGCACTACTGCACAGATTGCTTGTACCTCTGTAGACTCTGCTGAGTAGTCGTCACCTGCGGATACAACGTGTCTGTGGAATCCAGAGGATAACTCCACACC